ACTGACTGCATAGAACCATTTTGCGGCGCTCCGGGTTGTAGCAAATTGGCTGGGCGGGCAATGGCTGCGTTGTTACGGCGTAAGTTTGGGTGTTAATGATGAGGGTGGTGATGGTGTAAGGCGCATCCGTATATCCCCACATGGTGCCTTCGTCAGCGCAATACACAAGGTTATAGAACCACCACCCATCGCCGCCTGCTGATCCGGCGTCGAATGTAGTAACGACGGTTCTCTCCACCATGTCGTAGACAACAATCCTTGTTGGGTCGTAAGTAAAGTTGTAGCACCAAAGGTAATTTGTGCTTGGGTCTAAGGTAGCTCGACAATGCCCATCGTTCGTTGGTGTGATTGGGGAGGCAACAGCAAGCTCGCCATATGGGGGGAATGTTTGCGCCTTTTTTACAACTTCAAAAGTCAGGTTCGGGATGCGATTGCCGTACTTGGTCAACTCCAGATCAGCGAACACCCAGTAGGCTTGCCCCCGGTAGGCCGGGGTGTTGGTTATGTGAGCTTGGATCGTCGGGTCAACGTCCTGATCTTCGGTGCCCAAATAACAGGCGTAGCTGCTGGCGGTAAATCCAATCTGATTTGTTGTGCCTGAACTGATGTCATAAATGAGCTTGCCATCAGCCCAGATGCGCCGCACCGCTGAAATCGGGCCTTCGCACAAACTGACCGCAAAAGACACGGTGTAGGTGTAGGTGGTGTAACTGCCGCCACCGCCCTTGCCGCCTTCTTCATGGGCGTGCTCCACCAGATCGGTCGACCAGATGACGTTGCCAGCCACGCGCGCTGCCCCCCACACGCGCGGGATGGATGCGCCATAACTGCTGTTTTGCACCGACAGGTCGTTGAGCCGTGGCCCGTCGGGGAGCTTGGGCGCGAACAGCACCCCACCCAGCATCGACCCGGCCATCCAGCCAATGGCCGCACCGCTCATGCCCAGCACAGTCCCGGTGATCATGGCCCCGCCGATCATGGAGCCTGCAGCTGCAAGTGCTAACTGCATGGTTGAACCCCACGAAAACGGTAAATGGCCACGATGCGCTGTGTCCACAGGTCATCCAAGCAGTGCTCGACCACCCGGCGCGCGCTGGCATGCGAGTGGATGATGCCAATGTCGCTGACGATGGCCACATGCTGCGGGTTCTGATCGAAGCGCATGATCAGCACATCACCCAACTCGGGGCGTGTGACCCGATCCAAAAACAGATCCAGCGCCCGGATCAGGCGACCGTCTGGCCTGCGACCGTAACCGGAGAACTGCGTGACTTCTGGCCGGGTGGCGAAGTCAGCAGGCAGCAGGCCCACGTTGATCGCCACGCCCTTGACCAGCCCGATGCAGTCGCAGGCCACGCCCTTGAGCGATTGCTGGTGCATCCAGCGCGTGCCAATCCACGCTCTGGCCTCAAGGAGGATGTCTTGACGTGTGGTCATGTCAGTGCCCGCCAAATTGCATCACCTTGTCCACGCCCGGCAGGTGCGGCTCACCCCGGAAGTTGACGCCTTTGTTGAAGCGGGTCACGCAGTCCTCATGGAAGCGCTTGCCGCACCCGGCCACCAGCGTGTAGGTGTCACCCGCCGCGCAGCCCGAGGGCAATTGCAGTTGCAGCGTGATGGTGCCCGGTGCGTAGGCTTTGACCTCCGTGCTCAGTCCGACGCTCGCCCCGGATGTCATGGTGAGCTTGCCGTAGTCGAATGTCCCGGCGTTGCCCTGCGGCACCACGGTGCCGCCCGAGGTGTAGGTGGTGAAGTTGGTGCTGTCGACCCCGGCCAGTGTGAAGCTGTTGGTCGCCACGGTCTTGACGATGTAATGCTGGCCGTTGATTTGCGCCATGCCCAGCACGCCGTAGATGTAGACCACTTGCCCGGCGACAAAGCCGTGCGCTGTGCTACTCACGGTCGGTGTGGTGGATTTGGTGATGCCCGTGATGGCCTTGCCCCCGATTGGCCCGGCCTCGGTGCGTTCAGCGTCAAACAGCACCAGTTGATTGCTGGACACGCTGTCCAGGGTGCCTGTCACGGTGTAAGGGGTCAGCTCAACCTGACAGCGGGCATCCCCCAGCGTTGCGCGGCACGCGGGCTGGTAAAGCTGGCCGATGGTTTGACTGTAGGCGTTGGTCAGGCCGCGCAACTCAGCGGTGAAGGTGTTTTGCAACTGCGACACCGCCCCCAGCCGCCCGCGCATGAGCAGGTCGCGCCCCATGGCCAGATCACGCCAGTTGACGGTAAAAATCTCAACCTCGGCAAAGTCCCATTTGCCCGCCGTCAGGTCGCCCGCCGTGATGATCTCTGAGTCAAGGAAGCCAATGGCCTCCAGGTTGTCTACCGCCAGCCGGGTTTGTGTGTCGATGTTGGACGCGGCAAAGCCTGTTTTGGCCTCATAGGTGACGCCGCTGAACACAAGCACCGCATCATGATCGGTGAAGCCGTAGACCGTGCTATCTTGCAGGGTGACTTTCCAGCAGGTACACAGGGTTGTGGTGCCTTGGGCCATGTGCGCCGCCAGATTGGCGCTGATACCGACTTTCATTCGCGCACCTCTGTCAAAACCACGCTGGGGCCGGCCAGGTAGCGGGTATCGTCAGGGCCGGCCACCACCAGTTCCCAATCAATCTGGTCGTTCTCAAAATGCACCGGAACATAAAACGAACCCGACCAGCGTACCGTCGTGGCCACCGGGTCGGTGGGAATAGTCACCACCCCGGTGTCAGCGTTGAGCGTGAATGAAAGCGTTGGCACACCGCTGATTTGCAGCGCGAAGCCCGCCGCTTTGGGCCGGGTGATATTGCGATCCTTGGCCCGGGTCGAGCCGGCAGAGGTGTAGCGCTTAACCAGCTGGTAGGTGTGCGTGGCCGCATCAATGAGTGTGACAAAGCCGTTGGTGTCCAAGGTGCTGTTGTCCTTTGGATCGACCATCAGGAAGCCAAATGCGCCGCCCTCGGTGACCTCATGCAGGCCCTCGATAGCCTGCCACTGGTCCACGCACATGGGCACCAGTCCCAGCTCATACTGGCGCAAGGTCTTTGACCAGTTGATGTTGATGATGGCGCTGCCGTTTCTGGACTCGGTGCGGGTGTTGTTGCGCAGTTGCTTGCCGCGCACGCCCGTCGACAGCACCGAGTTGGGCAAAATGACATCGTTGAGCACGGTGATGGCCATTTAGTTGTTCCTCGCTGACATGCGGGCAGCTGCCTGGTAGGCCACAGCGCCGAGCTGCGCCTGCGTGCGCCGGTCAACGGGGCCGTTGTTGACGAAATTGATGGTCTGGTTAAGTACCGTGGTGGGCGAGACCATGGCTGCACCCTGCGCTATCGGGTCAACTCGCCCGGATCGATCGCCCATCATGAGGTACTGGCGCCCGTCCAGGTTAAGTAGTTCCGGGCCGCGCTCATTAACCCGGTACAGGTTGCCGGCCAGCACTGGACCACCATCGGCGCGACCATTGCCGCCGATGATCGGCGCGAAGGCAGAGAAGTCACCGACGGCATTGGGATAAGCACCCTGAGCGCCGCCGCCCCCGGCGATCGTGGTGACAAGGGTTTCCAGAAAGCCGCCACCGCCAGCTTTACCCATGCCTAGGGCGTTGAACATCATCTGCTTGATGATCATGCGGGTGATGTCAGCGACGATGGAATTGGCCAGATCAGTGAAGCTGAGCTTGCCGGTAGTCACAAAAGTCACCAGCGCGTCTTCCATGCCCTGGAAGGCTTGGGTCATCGCGCCTTCAACCTGGGTTGCTGTGTTGCTGGCGTCTTCGGCGTACTTGCGCATGGCCTGTGCTGCGCCAAATGCGCCCTCTCTCTGACGGCGATAACTCTGCTCAATCAGCGCCAGTGCCAGCTCTTTCTGCGATTCGCTCTCGGCCACGGCCCGGTCCATTTCCGCCTGTGGCAGATTCTTGTTGCGCATCTGGTAGAGCCGCTCCTCCAGAGCCAATTGCAGACGCTTTGCCTCAGTGAGCTTGGCCACCTCAAGGGTGTTTTTACCCAGCAGATCAATCTGGAACTGCGCCTGCATATTGGCCAGTGCATTCTGACGTGCCAAGGCGCTGGTCGCCAGATCAAACTCACGGTAGATCCTGGCCTGCTCAAGCGCGGCGTCTGTCAGTTGTTTACTGGACAGCACCTCTGCAGCAGCGCGCTTCTTGGCGACCTCAGCCAGTTTGTTGCGGCCTTCCTGGACATCTGTTTCTTTTTTAGCCTGAGCAATAAAGATCGCAATGGCGGCTGCCTGCTTGTCATAGGCCTCGAGTTCCAGCTTCAAGGCATCTTGAATCAGCGTCTGACGGGTTGCGTAATATTCAGTCGCGTTCAGGTATTCCTGGTTATAAAACGACTGCAAAACCTGCTCGCGGCTTTGCAGTTGGACCTTTTCTGCGGCGATGAAGGCATCTTGCGCTTTGAGCTGACCTTCGAGCAGCTTTCGGGTGGGGTCATCGCTTGGACCCTTGTACACATCACCGT